ATTGCTGTTAAACGTCGTGGTGCCGTTCGTAAAGCTAAACTGTACTACCTGCGTGAGCGTACTGGTAAGTCAGCTCGTATCAAAGAGCGTCTTAACTAAGGTATCGCTAACGCGACATCTAATAGTTAATATAGAACAAGGGGTTAGCCATAGGCTAACCCCTTTTTTTTGTATTCAGTGACTACAAATTGACTACACAAAAAAGCCTGCGGGGGAGCAGGCAAAGGGAGGAGCAAAAAAATAGAGGGTGTTGTCGGTACTTAAGAAGCTTAGACCGCGCGCATTCCAGCTTGCAAATTCACGCCCGGCTTGGAGATAACCCGAGCCACGGATTCATGAGTTGCAAAGGTGCAGCTGCATTCAATGTTCTGGCACTGATGATAGCGTTCTTTTGTAGATTCACTGAGATAGCGGCTCGAGCGGGTATGAGCGACTTTTCCGCAAAGTGGGCAATGCATCATAAAAACCTCCAGCGTTTAGGTAAGCGTTGTAGTGATTATGAAACATGAATCTTGCAAAGGCAAGTTTGATTTGTTTTATTCATAACTAATTGTGAAATTTGAGTCATTGGGCAAAGGTTCAAGATTGAGATTGGAAGTGAAACCAGACTCATCAATTTTGTGCACCACTTTGCTGACCACCCAAGACATCGCGTTCGCCTCCTGTTTGAACCCTTGGAGTAACACCGGCGATTCAACATCTATCTCCGCGCGGCCGACAGCAAGGTTGAGGCTGAATTCCACCGAACCTCGCTGCAACTCATTCCATTTCCCTTTGGCGACCTGAAGCGCCGTCTGCTGATCTGGCATCAATTGGTCTAACACAAATGGCTTGCTGCCAGCACCCGCAGTGAGCGAATAGATATTGTCATCCTCGCTTTGGGCTGCCTTGGCATCAGGATGAGCAACTGAAGGCGCATTCTTGGTGTTACTTTTTTGCTGTAAAAACAGCTGTTTCTGCTGGGCCGCTTTGACATCCAGCCAGCGAGCTTTTACCCCAGTATAAATATTTCTATCCTTCACAGAAAAAGAGTGTGAGTCGCCGTCGCTGCGATTGATAAGTACCGGGGGGAGTGGCATTCCGGACACGTTCTGGCCGGTGCCTGGAATAGTCGCGATCAAATATCCGCGTTTTATCATGGCAACTCCACCGTAAAGCTTTAGCAGGTTGCCCAAAAAGTTAAGATCCGACTGATCCTTCTGGTGAGCGCGAACCACTTTCATTTGGGCGATTTCAGGTAAAACCGCCGGTTTTAAGTTATTACTTTTGGCAATGCTGATAACAATCTCGCCCAGCGTTACTACGTCCGTGTCTGAATCAGAATAACTGGCGGTCTTCTTTTGGTCGGTCAAGCTACGAAAGTCGAGACTGTTGCCTGAGACTTTAATTTTATCCGGAGCTCCACTATGGATAACGGCATCAATAATAAACTCCCCTTGTTTAATCAGCGCGTTTCCCGTTCCGCTCCAGCCAAGTTCTAATGTCAATTTCCTGCCACGCTTGGGCAGTTCGAGCTGGCCATCTGCATCATCAAATTCAATAATCAGGCTATCTGCCGACATGCCTCTGTTTAGCGTCAGTTCTAGGCTGTTAACACGAGCGCTAATGTCAGAGGTGCGATGATCACCTTCAAGCTTAATGCTGTAATCAGCAGTGATTTTGTTTGGGCGCATGCGCGAAGGGCTGATCATGAGAACCACCCCACAACCTTATTCCCTAGGTTTGCTGCGTCTTTGTAAAGCAATTCACTCTGCGTTTTAAGATCGCCATACATCGAAAAAATAGACTCATCGATGCGTTTTAAAGTGACCTCGAAATTGATCTTCCGTGGAGTGCCATCCGAGGTCAGTTCAGTATTGGTGTTAGTAACGTCAGTGACCACATACATACCGTAAATCCAGCCGTTTCCACCGATAAGTGGCCACGCATAGCCACCATCGGCCATGGTTCTTAAAGCTAGCAACGAAAGCATCCCCCCTGTTCTGGACGGCATTAAGTTGCCTGTAAGGGTAATGGTTTCATCGCCCAAGCCAATAAACTGCATCGACGGCCGCAGTCCCACGCGAGAGTTTTTAGCCCAGCGATAGTTAGTGGTTTGTTTTTGAGTCTGGAAGGGGAGTGTTTGGCGTTCAAACACCATCAGTCCTAATGTCATTAACATAGTCTCGTTCCTTAAAAACCAGAGAGGGCGGCAAGTTCTTGACGCTGCTTTTCTTGGGAAAGATGATCCGTCAAAAGCCGAGCAGTCGCGTTAGGATCGTTGGCCTCTGCGATCGTTATTTGGTTATTCATAACGGAAGAGTTATTAACCGTTGAACTACTATTCGCTGATTTAACTGCCTGATAATTGGTAGTCAGCGAAGTTGCTTGGGCCGCAGATTCAATAGCCGCAGTTGGAGGCTGATTACCCATATCTGCTTTATTTTCATCATCATCCGAACTTTTAAAGAAATTAAGCTTTTGCAATAGGCCGCTAATTTCTGAGCGCAACAAGCCGAACAGCTTGGTCGGGAATGTCAGGACCCTTGCAAACATTTCCCCCACCTGCTGGCCTGAATTACTCAGGTTTTGCAGTTCTGATTGCGTGTATTTGATCGGTTTCAACAGATCTGTAATCAGGTTGAATGCCGTCTTGAAGGGCGCGAAAGCTTCTCCAATAGGCCCAAGCACTGAGCTAAATCCTTCAACAACCCCACCGACAAATGCCTTGATAGGTTCCCAGAGTTTGGCGATAGCCACGCCTACCCCGACAATCAGCGCGATAAGGGCAATGACCGGCCATCCGATCACAGCAAACGCCGCCGCGATAGTGGCTCCGACCGTGCTAAACACCGTCCCCAGCAACCCGGCGCCCGCCATCAGCATATTTACGCCACTCAGCACCGGCGCGATAACGCCGCCTAAGAAGCCCAGTCCGCTAACCAAGCCGGTGACGCCTAAAGCCAGACCGAGCAGGGCGTTCACCATCTGTGGGTTATCGGTTATCCAAGTGTTGAGGGTGTTCAGCCAGCCGGTGGCGGTCTGGGTCAGCTGACGCAATGCATCACTTTGTCCTGCAAACAGGTTGATGCGGATGGTGTCCCAGCTGGCGAACAGCTTGGTGATATCGCCATCGAGATTGTCGCCTTTGACCGTGACGGCCATTTGTGCTGCGGGCGTGGCGCCGTTCAGCGCCGCCGGAGTCTGAGCCAACACCTGATCGGCATTCATGCCACTTTCAGCCAGCGCTTTTTGCTTCGCCACGACTTCGGAAGGAGCATGGCCAGAAGCCGCCATCGACAAACTCTGCTGGCGAAGCGCGGCCGTGCGCGGATCGCCATTATTCAGGTGCAGCATGGCTTGCACCTCAGATAGCCCCGCCTCTAAATCGGCGCCGGGCTTGAGCAGGCTTTTTGCCAACTCGAGTTTGGGCTGCGCGAAAGCCTTAGCTTTGGCGCTAGCATTGCTCAATTGGCTGATTTTATCGGCGCGGCTTTTATATTGCGTACCCACTGCCGCGCCTTTTTGTTCTATAAGGTCGGTGCGCTGCTGGCGTAATTTAATTAGGTTTTCAATGACAGGCTGCTTTTTGTTATTAATCTCGGCCAGCGCCTCGGGTACTTTGTCGGTATTGATACCTTGTTTTTTAAGCTTTTTAGCCCGTTTATTGATCGAATATTGAGTATTAAAAAGCGTCGGACCGTCAGCCGCTAGCTTCTCTCGCGACTTATTTATTTTCTCCAACTGACCAGACTGTTTGTTAAGGACTTTTAGCTGTTCGGAAGCCGTAAACATGTCTTCTGAAACCGTGGAAAACAGGTTTTTTTCTGGCAGCTTGGTGAAGCGCTTCCAAACATCCCCCATCACCTGTTTCAGCGACGACATTTCTTGCCTGATCCGCCCCAGCGTCTCGGGCATTTGCTCAAGATTACTCATCAGTTTTTACTCCGCTGCGTTGCAACGCCTTATATCGCCAGTTCATCAGTTCGGTTAGCGACATGCCGTCCATCTCGGACGGCGGCCAATGAAAAATCACCGCGATATCTGCCATCAGATCATCCACGGTCAGGCGGGGGGATATCTCTACCCGTCCTGTTTCGGCGATAAAAAACCAATCACCTTGCCAGCCAGCGCAATCAGGTCCGGTAGCTCCAGACGCGAGCACTCTTCTTTGGTCAGGTTCGGGTAGGTGATGCGGGGAAGAATGGTGATCAGCGCGTCAACGTCGGCATTCGCCAGCGCCGCCAGCCCGATGCCGCGCAGGCTGCCCGCATTGGGTTTGGTCACCTGAATTTCACTAATTTCTACGTCACCGCGCTTTAGCGGGACATCAAGAACGACGGTGTTGTCGTGGTTTTCAACTGAGCTCATGAGATTTCCTCGATGCGATATTGGGAACGAATGAAAAAGAAGCCGGCAATTGCTGCCGGCTAGAGAGCAGGGGGGATTACAGGCCGAGCGCCGAGCGATGCTCTGCCAGACGGTCAACGCCGTTGACGATTTCAACCATGTTGACGGTGTCGACTTCAATCAGCTCTTTGCCATCAATGGTCAGCTTGAAGTAAGTACACTGGGTCGAAATCTTGGTTTCGGTGTCTTCGCCTTGCTTGTATTCGCCGAAGTCGAACTCTTTGTGGCGGCCGCGCATCACCACTTCGACTGCGGAGATATCGCCAGTGTCGTCACGCTGGAAGGAGCCAGCAAAGCGCAGCGGGATATCCGCCGTGCTGCCCCACTGCTGCAACACCAGTTCGTCCATGCCGCCGATGGTCCATTCCAGCGCCAGCGCGTCGTCGTCCAGGCCGAAGTCCACGGAGACCGAGCCGCTCATGCCGCCGCCGCGGTAGTTTTCCAGCTTGCGAGTCAGTTTTGGCAGAGTCAGCGAGGAGACCACGCCGAGGTAGCTGTTCCCGTCATTGAACAGGTTCAGGTATTTCAGTTTCTTAGGGAGTGCCATGAGTCAAATTCTCCTTAGCTGTTCACGGAGGCGGCAAAGTTCACCAGATACTTATCGGTGATGCGTTGGCGCAGGGTCAGATCTTCCAGTGGTGGAACCGGCGTGTAGTCGTAATCGATGTACAACTTGCCCGCTTTCAGCGTCTCAGGCGTGTTGGCCGATTCGTCATACCAGCAGTTGCCATCAATGATGTAACCCGCGGATTTCATCTCGCGCATTTTGGCTTTGATGCCGTCAATCATGTCGCGGATCAGGGAAGGCGTGAGTGGCTTATCGACCGCCCACATGTGCGCTTCGGCCATGGTGTCAGCCAGAACTTGTGCTGTGCGGGTGTAGTTTTCAAAGGCGAAAAGTGGGTCATCGCTACAGGTGCGGTTGCCCCAAAAACGGAAACCATCTTTGCGCACCAACGTGGTGACGCTGGCTTCGTTCAGCAGATCTGCGTCGGTGCCGGTGGCTTGCAAGTCCCAGAACACGCTGGCGGACAGGCCGGTTACGCCGTTGACGCCGACGTTGGACAGGGTTTTGTGCCAGCCAGTTTCCTGGTCGATTTTGGCACGTAAGCCCAGCGCACGCGCCGATGCATAGGCAATATCGGACTGGCTGGTCGTGGTGTTCCAGTTAACGAAATCAGGCCAGATCAGCATCAGTTCGCGCTGGCTGAAGTTCTCGCGGTACTTGATGGCGTCAGAAATGGTTTTCGCACCATAAACGCTGACATAGCCGAAAGCGCGCAGCTGTTGGCAAACTGCCGCCAGCGCCGTTGCGACGGCTTGGTTGTCATGTCCCGGTACGCCAAGAATGCGCGGTTTAACGCCCAGCTCAGCCTGTGCAGAAAGCAGGGCTTTCATGCCGGTATAGCGACCGTTGGCATCAGAACCGCCGATGATATTGGTGGTCGTCGCTGCCTCATCTTCGCCTTCAGCAACGCGCACAACCACCGTTACCGGCTTACATTGGTCAGCGATTGCCAACAACGCCGGGCCCAGCGTACCGGTTTTACCCGCCTTGCCGCTGGCAGCAAGCACGTCAGTGATCAGCACCGGAGTGTTGAGTGGGAACAGGGTTTTGTCCGCGTCTTCGGCAGTACAAACTAAGCCGATAACAGCGGTTGAAACAGTAGAAATAACGCGTGTACCGTCGTTGATTTCAACAACACGTACGCCGTGGTGATAATCAGCCATCGGGTTGACTCTCTCTTTTGTGGGTGGTGAAGCAAGGATGCCGTCAAAGAGAGAAGCCTGCACTCGATGGCAGGCGTGGGGGGAATGGCACAACAGGGCGGGGGAAATAGTAAAGAAAAGGGTATAAAAAAAGCCCCGTTGGGGGCTTGGTTTTACTCTGGTGAAGTCGGCCAAGAGATATCGGGCGCTAATGAGGGATCAACCCGCCTGAGGTGTACTCGATAAAGTTTCCATGCTTTATAACTCTCTTCTTCTTCATCAGTTGCCATGTTGAGATCAATTGCATCTTGAAGTGGAGAAATTACTGCCGAGGCTTTGGATATCATATTTACCCGTTCTAATTCGGCCCTCTCAATTTCC